GTATACCACCAGCCGAAAGACCCAATCCGTTACATGGAATCCTTACAGAACTTTGTCAAGGAAGCCCGTCAAGACCTGCCGCAAGACAGCGAATTACAAAACATTATTGATGAGATCGCAGACCTCATTAACACCACGACTTATAAACTTAAGTTCTTGAAATAAAAGGATATTTATGCCACTCGATAAATCAGGTAGTGCAGAATCAGTCGGTAAAAACATCAAGACCGAAATGAAGGCTGGCAAGCCAAAGAAGCAAGCCGTAGCTATTGCCCTAAATGTTGAGCGTGAGAACGCTAGGGGTAGCCGCAAGGCAAAGCTTGAGGATGCCTACGCTAAGTACATTGAGGAAAAGGCATGAGTCGTAGGGATGACATTCGTGCGGCAGTAGAAAAGCACGATAAACCCATTCCTAAGACAACCACGGGCAAGGATAAGAATTACCTGCCCACAGAGCAGGGCGCAGGTATGACCGCCAAAGGTAGGGCGGCATACAATCGTAAAAACAACGCTAATCTACAAGCACCACAAGCTAGTGGCCCAAGGCACGATAGCTTCTGTGCAAGGTCAAAAGGCTGGACTGGTGAGCGTGGTAAGGCGGCTAGAGCAAGGTGGAAATGCTAATGAAAGACGGACTATATGCCAACATTCACCGCAAGAGGGCTAGGATCAAGGCTGGATCAGGCGAAAAGATGCGTAAGGTAGGTAGCGAAGGCGCACCTACTGCTAAAGACTTTAAAGAATCTGCTAAGACTGCTAAACCCACACGCAGAGAGATGATTGCTTCTAAGATGAAGGATATGTGATGTTTAAAAAAGAAAAGATTAAGCCCGAAAACAGCTTACTACAGCCCCATAAAGAGTCTACGCTAGAGAAACAGCAACGATTGCGCTTAGAGCGCAGGGCTATGCTTGCAAACAAACTGAAAGACATGGATAAAGAAGTTAAGTAAATGGATGAGTTTGGTATAGCCCAAGCGCAACCCGTAGTAAACCCTACGGCTGGCAAGATTGCTGACTTACTACGCAGAGCCAAAGAGTTTGGTAATCAGTACGAAGTCAAAGACTATGTACCTTTTTTTGGCGGTACAGGTATTGGTGACCTATTTTTAGGCCAAGCACCCGAAGAAGTAAACCGCTGGTCATACGGTGACTATCCATTTAGAAACCCATCATCTGTAGTAGGCACTGGTGGTAACCGCCTTGATGTATGGAAAACAGGGCGTTTTGAACCGACATTTGATGTGGTAGCTAATGTGGCATTACCAGCAGTCGGTACAGCGCAGATGACCGCTAAACCATTAGCACGGGCATTAGCACCTAAAGCCGCAGAAATGGCTGAGAACTACCTGACCAAAACAGGCGCAATTGCAAACATTACAGAACCATCTCCAGTTAAGATAGCTGAAGCATTACGCCAACCAACCAAGAATGAACTAGGATTCTATTCACCGCTAGACGAAGCAGTAATGAACCTGCAAAACCCTAAAGGTACAGGCCAACAATACCTAGCGCAGTTACTTAAAACTCAAGGCGTAAAGCAAGAAGAAGTCAGCACACGGGGATTAGATACATTCCTGACAAACAATCCTAAAGTATCACGGGAGCAAATCGCCCAATATTTAAGAGAAAACCCCGTAACTCTTAAAGAAAAAGTATTAGACGAAAACTACAACAAAGCAGGAACAGTAGACGATTATCAGTTACGAGGTGGTGATGTAATTGACGATACTGCCTATATGGATGACTTGGCAAATGATGAGTATTTTCGTCTAAAGAATGATGACCCCGATTTTGTTGAAGAATTAAGAATACAGGCGTTTAACGATTTAGAGGTAGACCCCGTAAACGCTGATCTTAGCGATATGAACCGTGTTGACGATTATGTAGATGACCTTCTGCGTGAACGCTCAGAACAGTACGCAAGAGATGTTTATTACGATAATCCTTACCGTTCTTACTACGATGACCTAGGTTATGAGGTAACAGGTAACGATGATGTTGGGTACTACATTAAAGACCCTCAAGGGCGTGAAGTATCCACTGGGCGTAGCGGTATATACGATATTAGTGATGTAGAGTCTAGAATTCGAGAGGATGCGCTAGACCGTGGCCTATTAACCTATGAGCAGGAAGGCCCTAAATACGCTGATTATGTACTTCCCAACGGTGAGAACTATCGTGAGGTGTTGATTCAGTACGAACCAAAGCGTAGCCCACCAAACTACGAAATTAGGGAATTGCCCGAATCCAGCAAAACTAGCAGTAAGAATTTTGGTGTTTATGAAGGCGATAAACTAATTAATTCATGGTTTGGTAAAAACAATGCTGAAGATTGGGTAGCTGGCCAAAAAGCAAACTACAAGGATTACGGTAATTACGAATCGAGTCACTTTGATGAGCCAAACATTCTCGCTCATATGCGTGTTACAGACCGCACCATAGATGGTAAAAAGACCCTATTTGTAGAGGAAATCCAATCCGACTGGCATCAATCAGGCCGTAAAAAAGGATACAAAACGCCTATTAATTTTGATGAAAAAATCAGACCTTTGACTGACCAAGAAAAAGAAATAACAGGCGCAAGTGAAGGCGTAATGATGCAAAAACCTGATGGCGTATGGGGATATATGCCAAGTCGTGAACAGGCAATGGATTACTTAGTAAAAAAAGAAGGCTACAAAGTACCTGACGCACCATTTAAGAAAAACTGGCAAGAATTAACCATGAAACGAGCCATGCAAATGGCCGCAGAAGGTGGTTATGACCGTGTAGCATTTACTACTGGTAAACAGCAAGCTGATCGTTACAGCTTAAGCAAACAAGTAAATGACTTAACAATTACTCGTGGGCCTACTGATTTCACCATAAACGCTACCGATAAAAACGGCAGACCAGCAATTGTCAAAACTATTCCTGATCTAAGAAATCTTGAAGATTATGTTGGCAAAGATTTAGCAAACAAGATAAAAGACGATTTTGCTAATAAATCAGGTCAAGAACATACATATTCAGGCCTTGATCTTGATGTTGGCGGTGAAGGCATGAAAGGCTTTTACGACAAAATCCTGCCCGATTTCATCAATAAGTACGGTAAAAAGCACGGTTTAAAGGTAGGTCAAACAAAATTACCCCCTAACTTAAACATTAACAGCATGGTTCTTAATCAAACTGGTTTAACTCGCAGTGAATGGGAATCTTTAAATACAGCTGACAAAATCAATACATTAAAAGAATTAGGTTATGGCGGTAACGAAGGCGTACATTACTTTGACCTAACTCCTGAAGCTAAAGAATCCTTCCTATCTAAAGGACAACCACTATTTGCTGTACCACCAGCAATGGCTATTACCGATGAAGATAGTAGACGGGATATGCTAGAGAAATTGTTTAATAATCAAAAATAGCCTACAATTAACTTATCTTAATCAACTACTTGGGTAAGGTATGGACAGTAAAGAAGTGAAATCTGCTGTAAAACGCAAGCCGCCCCGTGCAGGTATGGGTAGACCAGCAGGAGTGCCTAATAAGTCAACAGCCCTCGCTAGAGAGGCTATCGCTAGGTTTGTGGATAACAATGCTGACCGCTTACAAGCGTGGCTTGATGAGATTGCTATGAATGAGAAGCTAGGGCCTAAAGTCGCATTTGATTGCTTTATGCAGGTCGCTGAGTACCATGTACCTAAACTAGCCCGTGTTGAGCAGGTGGGCGATGAAACCAAACCCGTAGTCCACATCTACAAGTGGAAAGATGACTGAAGAAGTCGTTATTGAGTTTGAATATAAGGCACGGGAAGCGTTTAAAGAGTTTCACAAGAGAACACAACGCTGGGCTATATTGGTCTGCCATCGAAGGGCAGGTAAGACGGTAGCCAGCATCAATGACCTAATCCGCAGGGCAATTAAAGAAAACAAACCTGACGGCAGGTACTTTTACCTTTGCCCGTTCTACAGTCAGGCTAAGTCAGTGGCTTGGGACTACTTATTACGCTTTTCTGAACCTGCTATGGCTAAAGCCAATCAGTCTGAGTTATGGGTAGAACTACACAATGGCGCACGAATAAGGCTATTTGGTGCAGATGCGCCTGACAATCTCCGTGGGAATTATTGTGACGGAATCGTGCTGGATGAGATGGCTGACATGAAACCCCGTGTATGGGGCGAGATCATTAGACCGTTATTGGCTGATCGCCTCGGCTGGGCTGTATTTATTGGTACACCCCGTGGGCATAACGCCTTTTACGACATATACAGGGAAGCCCAAAACAATGACAGGTGGTATACCAAGACGCTACGGGCAGACCAATCAGGCTTATTGGCGCAGGAAGAACTTATAGACGCTCAAGCTTCAATGTCAGCTAACCAGTACGAGCAGGAGTTCCTCTGTAGCTTTGAAGCCGCCATACTGGGCGCATATTACGGTCAGGAGATGCGTAGGATTACAGACCTTGAGCGCATCACCACGGTGGACTATGACCCAATGTTCCCATGCCATACGGTTTGGGACTTAGGCTTTAATGATTCCACGGCTATCATTTGGTTTCAGGTGGTATACGGTGAGATACGGGTGCTAGACCATCATATGTCTAACGGTCAAGCCATCCCTTACTACCTTGGATTACTAGCGCAGAAAGAGGATGAGTACGGGTACAAGTACGGCTATCACTACCTGCCCCATGACGCTAGGGCTAAAACTTTGGCAAGTGGCGGTAAGAGCATAATCGAACAAATTTCGACAAAAATTGACATAAACAAGCTAAAAATTGTTCCAAACCTATCACTTCAAGATGGAATACAAGCAACACGACTTGCATTAACCCGTGCTTGGTTCGATAATAAGTGTGACGAACTTATTGAATGTTTGCGTCAATATCAAAGGGAATGGGATGATGATAAAAAAGTATTTAGAGATCGCCCGAAGCACTCGGCAGACGCAATGCGCTATCTCAGCATTGTTTGGAAAGATGAGGACAGCCCTATCCTCAAAGATTCAAGGGTTAAAGGCTTATCTGTTGGACAAAATGAAGTGACCCTTGACGAACTATGGAAGCAAACGCCTAAACAAACTTACCGCAGGATATAAACATGGATCACACCTATCAAGATTGGTATAACACC